AGTGGTTGATGGGATACCCGATAGGGTGGACAGAATTAAGTCGCTTGGAAATGCAGTAGTTCCACAACAGTTTTATATCTTCTTTAAACTGATTGCGGATCTGACAAATTAGACAGTGCTATCTGGTGAATAGGCAGATTAAAAACACCAGGAAAGGAAAGAAAAATGAAGATCAGAGCAGACGGACAGGGACCGTATCACAACATGATAGAAGCGATGCGGAAACTGACAATGGTTAACGGTTGTGAAAGCATAGACGATTATCTGCTACACATAAAAACCGGAACGCTGGGCGAGGAAAATATCCTGATGCTGTGGGAATCAACAGAAGATGGTGAAGGGTATTACTTCCTATATGACTGGTGGGAAGGCGGAGAAATTGAACTGCTGGGATGGACAAGACTGGACGATGTGAAGATACCGGATAACGCATGATGGAAAGAGTGTATTCAGATGAGGATAACGAGCCGATGAATGAAACATTTCTTATTGAATACACAGGGATTATCAACGACAGCCTGTTCAAGCAGACGGGCGAGTGCGTGGTCATGAAGGCCAGGAAGGACGATCAATGAAAAGCGTATATGACTACAAAACAGATGTAAGCGGACAGGTAAGCAATGTATGTGAAGAGATCAAGGATCTGATTGTACATGAAGGAAACGAAAACCATGTGATTTATTTCGCAGAGCAGATCATAGAACTGGTGAAATATAAGATCAAAATGATGGAACACTTTGAAGAACTGACAAGGCGAGTTGATTAACACCCAGCCGGGCGGAGGCCCGGCACACATGCCGGAATAGCTCAACGGAAGAGCAGTTGATTTGTAATCATCAGGGTGCGGGTTCGAATCCCGCTTTCGGCTCCATGCACGGCGGGGGGCTGCAAAAAACCGAATGTTCGTAAAAAAAGGGGGTGAAAACTCCTGCGGACAGAGGATGTGCCAGCGCAGTCGGCGGGTTCGACTCCCGCCCCGTGCAATATGGAGGCCCGGACAACCTCCATACCTCCTACTTATCTATATAGTACCCGGCAGCGGCCAGCGCTGCGAACGGCGGGATGGGTTCCGCATAGTGAGCCTTGTAATGAGTAATAATTTCATGCACATAAAACGAAGGGAACAGAAAAAAAGAGATGCTGAAAAAATGCAGCATCGTGAATCGAAAAGAACGGCGGTAATAGCGGAAGGGGGAACGGGGGAGAGCGCAAGCGGTTTCCCCCGTTTGGCAGAGCAACAGGAACACCAGGAAGGAGGGACCGGTCATGGCGTGGGAATACGAAGGACTGTTTGACGCGGTCCCAACGACAGAGGACAACCTGCTGGGAGAATACTGGCGGAGCGAGGCGACAAACATCCGCGTAGGGAACATGGGATACCGGACGGCGACAACGAAGGCCGGAACCAGGCTGGAAGCGGACATCTATCCGATCTTCGGCAAGGGACAGGAGAGAGCGGCAAGGAAGCAGCCGATCACACCGGAACGACAGAAGAAGCAGAACATCAAGATGGCGAAGCGCAGGCTGATCCTGATGATCGAAGAGAACTTCAGCGTGATGGAGGACGACACATTCACACTGACATACGCGGAGGAACCGGAAGACCTGAAGCGCTGCCGGATGGACTTCCGTAACTTTCTGCTGCGGGTGCGGAGATACAGGGAAAAGAACGGACTGCCGGAACTGAAGTGCCTGTGGGCAATCGGCAGGGGCGCGGATCAGCGGATGCACATACACGGCGTGATGAACGGCGGGATAGACTACAAAACGATCATTGAGCTGTGGGGCAAGGGCATCGTGAACTGTTCGCCGCTTCAGAGCTATGGCAACGGGGCGGAGGGATACGCGAACTATCTGTACAAGCAGAACGAGCTGGCGAAGAACAGGGGCGAACGGTTCTACCTGCATATGTGGAGCGGAACAAGGAACCTGAACAAACCGAAAGAGCATAAGAGCGACAGCAAGATCAGCAACCGGAAGGTGAAGCTGCTGGCGCGGAGTTTTGACGCGGAAGCAAAAGAGATCATGGAAAAGATATATCCCGGCTATGTGCTGAAGTATCACAAGGTCTATTTCAGCGACACGGTAGACGGCGTATATATTCACTGCGTAATGCGAAGAAAGGAGAAAGGGCATGACAAAAAAGCAAAAGATCAGAAAAGACCGGCGGACACTAAAGGCGTATGAGAAAAAGCTGCGGGCGCGGAGGCAGGAAATCGGCAGGAAGGCGGAGGTATACAGCCTGACCGGGAAGAAGCAGCGGGGTGCAGCCATCGGCGCGGCAGTGCTTGGCCTGCTGGACGACCTGCACGACATACAGGCGGAGCAGGAGAAGAAGGGGAAGCCGCTGGTGGACGGAAGCCTGTTCTGGGGCGTGGACGAAAAGCGGGTGGTGGATACGGACGGAAAGAAGGGATTCCTGTACACGGTGTTCTTCATGGTGAAGACGGCGGACGCGTACTACACCGAGGAGCAGGTGATCAACGAACTGAAGGATACCTACGCGAAGATGAAGGCGGAAACGGAGGAAATGTACGGCGAAACGACAGACGAGGAATACCTGGAAGAAGACGAGTAAACAAAGCGCGGAGGAGCTGCCGAAAGGCGGCTCTTTTTTTGTGTACCTGCAAAAAATCAGCGGGATTTGAAAAAATATAGGCGAGGGATCGCCCACCAACGGGCAGAGGGGGACTGAAATAAATGGCTATACCGTGGAGCAAGATCAGAACGGAGTGGCTGAAAGGCGGGATCACACAAAAAGAGCTGGCGGATAAATACAAGATATCCGTCAAGACTATTTCTAACCGCGCATCTAAGGAAGGCTGGAAAAACCAGAAGGGAAAAATCAGGGAAAAAGTAGAGGAGAACATACAGGAGCGCATCGCGTGTGCGCGCACGAACAGGCTTGAAAAACTGATCACGGCGCAGGAAGACATGCTGGACGCGCTGGTTGACCTGGCGGCGAGGCTAAAGGCCGATCCGACAAAGTTTTTCGATGAGAAGGGCGGACTGCGGAACGCGGAGAGCCTGACGAGAGCTTTGCAGACAGCGGCGCTGACGCAGCGGGATCTGTACAGCATAAAGAACATCGACCAGAAATTCATGGCGAAGAAGTGGAAGGAGGAACAGAAGCTACAGCGGGAGCTGAAGGCGCAGAAGGAAGTGACGGAGCAGACCGGGCAGATGGTTGTGTATGTACACAAACCGGCGGAGGAACAGGAGAGTGGAGCCGGTGAGTAAAAGCAAGATCATCTTACCGAAGGAGCGGCACATCTATCCGAACAGGAAGCAATACCTGTTTATGAACCTGACCACACGGCACAGCGCCTACGGCGGAGCGCGGGGCGGAGGAAAGAGCTGGGTGGTGCAGGAGATGGCCATAGAGTATGCATCGACATACGGCAGGCCGGACCCGTTCAGCCAGGGGATACGGATCGTGATTATCCGTAAAACGCTGGTTGACCTGAAGAAGAACCACCTTGAAGCGCTGAAGCTGAAGACACGGGGAACGGCGACATGGAACAACAACGACCTGTGCTTCTACTTCGACAACGGCAGCATCATACAGTTTGCGTACTGCGGATGCGATGCAGACGCAGATCACTTCCAGGGCGTGGAATACGACATCGTGATTTTTGAAGAAGCGACACAGCTACAGGAAGAATGGATCAAGAAGATCGCAGCCAGCTGCCGAGGCGTGAACAATTTCCCGCACAGATGCCTGTACACATGCAACCCGGGCGGACCGGGGCATGGATACATCAAAAGGCTGTTTGTGGACAGGATCTACACGGACGATGAGAACCCGGAAGATTACAGCTTTGTGCAGGCGAAGGTGACGGACAACAAGATCCTTCAGGAATACAGCCCTGAGTATGTAAAGTTCCTGAAGAGCCTGCCGCCGAAGATCCGCGCAGCATGGCTGGACGGCAGCTGGGACATTTACAGCGGGCAGTTCTTTGAATTCGTGAACGATCCTGACCATTACGATGACCAGCTGTGGACGCATGTGATCAACCCGTTTAAGCCGCCGAGCTTCTGGCCGTTATACAGGAGCTTTGACTGGGGATCGTTCAGGCCGTTCAGCTGCGGATGGTGGACGGAAAGCCCGGACGGTGTGCTGTACCGAATCATGGAATTCTACGGAGTGCAGAAAGCCGGAGGAGAAAGCATACCGAACCAGGGACTTGGCTGGCCGAAGGAAAGGGTGTTCTCAGAGATCGCAAGGATAGAGCGGGAGCATCCGTGGCTGAAGGGCAGGAGTATAGACGGAGTGGCAGACCCGGCGATCTTCAAGGAGGACGGCGGGCCGAGCATCGCGGAGGCAGGTTTCCAGTACGGAATTTACTTTGAGCCGGGGGACAACGCGAGGATACCGGGCTGGGAACAGGTGCGGAACAGGATGCAGTTCAACGACCTGGGCAGGCCGAGGCTTCAGATATTCCGCAACTGCAAGGACACGATCAGGACGATCCCGCTGATGATGCATGACGAACACATGGTGGAGGATCTGGACAGCAAGCTGGAAGACCATGCCTGTGACGAGATCCGCTACATGTGCCAGAAGCGGACATGCCCGCCGCTGGTACCGGAACCGGAATACAAGCCGATGTATGGCAGCGATCCGCTGGATCTGTTTGGGAGGGGCGCATGACAAAGATTTGGTACAGCGTAGAGAAGACCTACATCAACACGGCAGGACACGCAGGCGGAGGGGAGCCAGGGCATGACATCATCTGCGCCGGAGTGAGCGCGATCATGCATGCGCTGCTGAACAGCCTGATGGAAGAAGCGGACAGGGAACACATGAAGGTGACATGGATCATGGAGCCGGGGAAGATGCTGATCAACACGCAGGTGGAGAGCAAGTATTACAAAGAGCGGGCGAAGGACTACTACAGGATGGCCGTGATCGGACTGATGGCGGTAGCGGAGAACTATCCGGGAAACATAGAGATCAAGGAGGTATAAGGGAATGGCAATACTGGACGGGATCAGGGACAGGATGCGGAGGCAGAAGCCGGTAGGCGCTGCGGAAGGTATGCAGGAAGAAGCCATGCCGATGATGACGAACGGCATGAACCGGCAGGGCGGAGGGACAGGCTACAAAAGCGAACCGAACCAGCTTCAGGAAAGCGACATCGAGCGCCTCCAGCACGGATGGAGCGCGGAGGAGAATGACGCGTTCATGCTGGGACAGCGGATGGGCGCGGCAAGCCTGCTGGAGCTGAACGGCGAGAGCATACCGGGCAGCGAAAAGAGCGGACGCATAATGACGAAGGAGCGGCTGAACAGCGCGACCAACACACTGCTGCGGTACAGGGGAGCGAAGGCCAGCGTGAACCGGCGGATCGTAGCCGCGCAGGAATGGTGGAAGATGAACAACTGGGAGCAGATCCGCCAGCGGTACGGGCAGGAAGGCTTCAGCGCGAATCCGAAGCCGAGCGGATGGCTGTGGAACAGTATCGTGGGCAAGCATGCGGACGCGGTGGACAGTTATCCGGAGCCGGTGATCCTGCCGAGAATGGCGGACGATGAGGAGGAGGCGAAGCAGCTGAGCGCCATCCTCCCGGTGGTGATGGAAATGGTGCAGTTTGAAGGGACATACAGCGACTGCGCGTGGCAGAAGATGCAGGAAGGCACAGGCGCATACGGCATATTCTGGGACAGCAGCAAAATGGGCGGGCTGGGCGACATCGACATCAAGAAGGTGAATTTGCTGAACCTGTACTGGGAGCCGGGCATCAAAAACATACAGGACAGCCGGAACCTGTTCTACGTGACATACGTGGACATCAACGAGCTGGAGGAGCAGTATCCGGAGCTGAAGGGCAAGACGCTGGGCGCGAAGCTGTTCATCGACAAATACAAGACGGACGACACGATCAGCATGGAGAACAAGGCCGTGGTGATCGACTGGTACTACAAGAAGTGGAACGGCACGAAGAAGGTGCTGCACTACTGCAAATACGTAGGCGAGAACTGCCTGTACAGCAGCGAAGAGATGGCACAGACACCTGACGGAGCGGATCTGGCGGAGGGCTGGTATCAGGACGGAAACTATCCGTTTGTGCTCGACCCGCTGTTCCCGGTGGAAGGAAGCCCGGCAGGATACGGATACATCGACATCGGCGCGGGAGCGCAGACAGGGGCAGACCTGCTGGATG